AGAGTATTTACCATCGCCAATTTATAAGCTTCGGTAGTGTTTGGATCTTTGACAAACAAAGCCAAACTCTGGTGCTGATTGCTTTCACTTATAGTAAAACTATGAGTATAAGCACTATCAGTCGGGTCGGCGGTAGAAAGCGTACCAAACAAAGAATACAAAAAGTATCCAATTGATTGACTTCTAACCTCGCACTCCATATCACCCTCACCGAACCTTGTAGCTACAAAAGCCTCTTCACTATCGGCTAATTTACCCAACCCTGGGCCTGAACGAGCAATAGTTACTTTGTCGTCAAAGTTAAAAGAAACCTGAGGCACCCAAAGTCCGGGCGAAGCCGCCCCTAAGCCTCTAGTAGATTCCTTTGCTACCCCTACTTGTAACAATCTTCCTATATATTTAGTCATTTATAATTTCACCTCCTTTTAGGTTATATCTCTGCTAATTTTAACTTGTAAACGTATCTCTGCCATTAGTAATTGTTCTCCCTGTAATTCTCCAAATTTAGAGGGAGTAGCGTAAGTGTTAAGGAAAGTATAACCAGCCGGCAAACTTACCCCAATTACCCGGGAAGCCGCCCCTTTGTAGGAGTCCTGATCTATATCATCAATTATAGCGTCAACTACCTTTTCAAGTCTAGTAAGAGCCGTCCCCACCCCTAAACTCTTAGTAGAATAGAAAATATGAATTAAAAATGCGTAAATACGCTGGTTTTCGCTTGTAGTTTCGTAGTCGCCCCCTTGATCTGAATTAATTACATAGGCCGCCGGATAACCATCAAACTCAACCCCGGGAGTTAAACTAGTTTCCTGAAACTCAGTAGAATTATCTAAAAGAGTTTTGATTTGAGGCCTTAGAGTTTGAAAGCTCATATTACTTTTAGCTTAACATCTAATTCCCTTTTTATCTCCTGTTGTACATTTATTTTATCTACTGCCGCCGCCGCCCCTAGCTCCATAAAAGGCTTTCCGCCTGAGGGTGTACCGGCTACCCCTAGCCCTTTAAGGTGAACCCACCGGCCACCCCTTAACATTCTTCCCTCATGTATCCAGGCCGCGTATGCTACCCGGGGGCCGACAATAGCTCTCAACTGAGATAAACTAGTGTAGATTGAACCCCTTAACCGGCCCGTATCTACTGGCGTTTCTTTCTTACTTTCCCCTTCAACGTATAAGGCTAGCTTTTTGATAATCTCATTTAATTTATTTCTTAAATCTACCCGGCTAAAAGCATGAGCCGCCTCATTGGCATTAGTAGTTATTTTTATTTTAAGCATTGTGTTCTACCGCCAAAACTTCTAAATGTTGATTAGTACCGATAGCCCTTTTAGTAATTCCTCTGACTGAATATTCTGTCCCGTCCTCATCCACTAAAACATCGCCTTCTAAAATACTCTCATCAAGATCAAACCAAAACCGCCACGCTCTCTGCCCTATTATTCCTAACTGTTGAGCTTGGTCTGGCTGTAAATCTTCAAACCATCCGTCAGCCGTTCCGGTAGTAGATAAAGCCCGTTTATTGCCTCCTAAATCACGCTCCCGCTTTATTTCTATATCCTTAGTAAAAAAACGCCTTATGCTCATTAGTATAAATTTGGCCCCATTGCCCCCACCGGGTCGTCCTTCTTTTTATACTTGTCAAGAATGGCCCGAATGTCGGCATTTTCCCAAAGCTCCCTGCTAAATTTAACTGAATAAGAGCCAATCTTTTCGCTTTCTATATTCGGATCACCTCGGCGTTTGTTATAAACAGCGTTAACCAACTGCCAAGCGGCAATCTCAACGTCCCCCGCCGCCGTATCACTTAAAAAGGTAGTCGTATTATTAAAATCGTATCCGGCTTTATAAGTAGCCCGGTATTTCTTAATTCCCTTAATCCACTTTCCCCCGGCTATCTTAATAATTCCGGCCCCATAATTCACAAAATAATCTTCACTATCTATACTGTCCCAATCATCCTCATTCACCCCTGAATTCCTAATAGACAAGGTTAGCCCGGTATCTTCATCCACCGGGTATTCGTCTAAAAACAAAGCGTGAGAGCCATCACTATCTATTTCTTTGTTTGTATAGGTGGTTAACTTAAACCGGCGACTACAGTAATTTTCTACAAACTCCGTAACGGCATTAACTAAAATCTCCAATAAATCATTATCGTCTGCGGTATTAATATCAGCAAAGCTCTTAAACCGATCAACAGTAGTTAAAGCATAACTTTTTAAAGCCATTATTTAATTTTGTATCCCTTTTTGTTGCCCCGGCTGGGTAACACTACCTTTTTAACTCTCGCTTGTTTTACCCACAGCTCAGCTACCCCGGCTTCTATAAAAGCGGCGGCATTGCTCACCGCTACCTTTTGCCCGGCTTTATAAACTCCATAATCTTTTACGAAAACTATATTTTGCATATATTTTGCCCTCCTAACTAAGCACTAAATAATAATGCTCACTACCGGAGGGCAAACCCCCGGTTCTAAACTAACTTTAGAAGTTCAGCTTAGCAAATGGTTGTGTCATAGCGGCACGACCATCAACACGAATTACTGCTTTAAACTCCGTAGAGTCTCTTCGCCAAGCGTCCCCACCCTCATCGGTTTTACTGACCGTCATCTGTTGACGATCTCCGATAATGTAGTAACGCCAGTTACCAAAGTACACTGTTTTTTGACTTATTGCGTTTTGTTCGTAGAAAGGATATCCGTAAAGAGTAGCCGGGACTTGGTCAACCCTCCCCCCTTCACCCCTAAACATACCTCCATCTCTCCAAATGTAATCGCCGTTTGTATCTTTAACCTTACGCAAATGCTTAACAGAGTACATGTTGCCTACAAAGGCACAGCCCCTATTCTGCCTTGCCCCTTGAGGGATGGAATAGATAAGATCTATAACATCGTCAAAGTTAAAAGTAGCACCTGCAGTAACAGTCGTCAAAGTTTCCTGACTAATACCCCTGGGTTGGCCGGTTCCGCTTCCTGTAAAGTAGGCGGCGTCCTCTCTCTCCCCGACAGCCTCGGCAAAGAGTTCAATGATTAATTGAGCCAAATTTGGGCCAGAGTCAGCTAAAAGTTCATGAGTAGCCGGTAGCAAACAAACTAGTTTGTTAGTGTTAAGAGTTTTTTGATCAAACTCTGCCGACGTGGTAGTTTTCTGAGCGTACTCAGAAACCCAGTAGGCTTGGGGTTTAGCCAAAACACTATCTAATTTGAGCGTATCAGCACTCATAGGAATAATACGGGCTAGCTTACGCATGACCGTATAATCCGGAAGAATACGCCACACTTCGTTAAAAAGTGGGGTAGGAACTAAGTAACCGCCGTCTCCGGCTGTTCCTTCATTCAAAGCTTTAAAAAGCCTTGTTTGTTCCTCATCCTTTCCGAATCCTGCCCACGCCTTAAAGAAGGTAACGATAAGATTATCGCCAGCTTCCTTTTTAATGGCTGGGTCTAAAGAAGTTTTGTAAGCTTTCTGCCATTGGGACACCATGTCGGGGGTAACAAGAGCCACTCCCTCCACTTTGTTGTCAAACAGTTTGTGTTTGAGCTGTTCCGCTTCACCTTCGGTCGCTTTTTTGTTTTCTACCAACACTTGTGCGAATTTTTCACCGAGAGCGTCCACCAGTTTTTCAACCGATAGATTAGCTTCAACCTTACTTTCTTTCTCTTTTTTTCCTTCAGACAATTCAGTCTGAAGTTCATTAGCTTCTTTAAGAAGCTCACTTAGTCGTGATAGTTTATTCATTTATATATTCACCTCCTTTTTGGTTTTTGAATTTAATATCCGATTGTATTCACGGAGAGCTAAATTAGCCCCCTTTGACACGATTTTTAAGGCTTGTACCAAATCATCGTGAGTTATAACATCATCTTTAATCTTTTTCCCGGGTAAACTTTTCCTTACGTCCCGGCGAATATTCTTGATAAGCTTAAAAAGCTTTTCTATCTTTTCGTCAGTAGAAACATCCTTTTTAAACTTTTTTATTTTCTTTTTAGCGGCCTTTTTATTTAATTCTCCGCCATCAAGTTCTTTCTTGCCGTCATGTAAGACTTTCTCTGCCGCCTCAGCGTCCCCGGTAACGGCTTTAATCATTACCTTACTTATCCCGGCTTCCTCGGCTAACTGTATCACTTGTGCCTGAGGCAAAGCAGGAACCGGCACTAAACTAATTTCTAAAAGTTCTTGCTCTTTGTAAGTGTTGCCCGTTTTTTCAAGCGGTTTAAAACCAACACTAAAAGAGTTCAAGTAACCCCGTTTAACAAATTCCGCCACAGTCTTCCCAAACTCTGTAATATCTTCAAACTCCGGCTCAAACACTAGCTTTTTACTTCCCCCTATTTTCATTACCTTTATATTCTTTACCTTACCAATAGGCAAACTTCTTTCCGGTCTTAGGTTGTGATACCACAAAAACTGAGGATTTTTAATGAAGTTATCCAATTTCCAGCCGTCAACAGTTAAAACCTCCCCATCCCTATCCTCTACTTCTTCACTTGCTATCGCCAGTATTTTATCCTTTTTGATTTTAACTTCTGCCTTAACTTGGAATTTTTGCATTTTATTTCCTCTTTTAATTTAATAACAGCTTTTTTACTCCGGAGAGGGGAAGCTAGATCGGGATTCGGCTACCCTTCCTCCCCTCACCGCAACAAAAAAGCTCAACCTTATTACCGATCCGATATATCAGTAACAAAATTGAGCTTTATTTAGCCTCTACGCTTTTACAGCGTTCCCGGCTCTAGGCCGTTATACCGTCATTATATTTAGTTTTCTTTTCGCTGTCAACTGTACCAACAACCCGGGTAACGTCAACATAGGTGTTACACTTCGGGCATTTAATTTCTAGCTTGCCGTCCCTGATTTCTTCTTTACATAAAAGGCTATTACAGCGGGGGCAACGTACATCAAACATTATTCTTTGATTATAGGAATTAAAGTACAACGGCAAGAAGGATGAAGCGGAGGATAACCAACGGCGTCATAATCTAAATTTAACTTTTGGCCGTCTACCTCCATTACGTCCCCCTTATTAAAATAGTTATCATCAACCTTAACTACCTTCCCGTGCATATCACCACACCAAGGGCAAACCCGTTCATCTAAAGCGGTATACCATTCTTTGGCTGTTACTATCCCACTTTGTTTATAGGCTTCTACTGTTGCGAAGTTAGTCGCTCTTGATATTTCCGTCCTAGAGATAACCATAGCCCTTTTATTATTAGCGTCTTTATAAACATCCATTACCCTATTTTTTAAACTAGCTACCCCTTCACCTTTCTTTAATCCTTCTGCTAAAGTTTCCTTTAAAGCGTTACGCGTTACTAAATTTACTTCTGGGATGAACTTTACCCCTTCCTCTTTTAAATACCTCACTACATTTTCAGTTGTTGAGTCATATTCCCCGGGCATACCCAAGAAAACTAAAACCTCCCGGCCCCGGTCAAAAACTACTCCCTGTAAATAACTACTAAGAGTTTTAAGCCATAAAACATTTTGTAGCTTTAAATCAAAAAGCAAATCAACTACTCCCTTTACTCCCTTAGCTGTTTTCCGCCCTTCTATTTTTTTTAAAACTTCTTCTTGTTGGCTCGCCCATAAAGCTTTTAAAGTTATCTCAAAAGCGTCCTCTTGTACCTCTGTCTTAGCCACCATGTTCTTCCAAAAAACCTCTTTACCATTCTCGTTAAAATCTTGGTTTAACTGTTTGTCCGTTTTTAATTTCTTCACCTGATTTTCATTTAACTGCATAAGACTAGTTACTAGCTTAAGTAAATCCGGCTTTATTTTCTCTTTTATCTTTTGTTTTCTTATTTCAGCTAGACGGCGGGGTGGGATAGGCAAGGTTAAACCATCTTTAAGCCTTTGTTGGTGCGTTTTTGTCTTTGCTTTTAGGGTTAAGACTCCGCCTTCCTGTTCCGCTTTTTTACCGAATAGGCCGGCCACTAACCCCTTAACTCCCCCTACCGGTTGGAGATTAAAGGGCAAATAAATAACGTCCCCGCCTTCAACTGGTGGTTTATTTTCTTCTTCTCTTACCTCGTTTATAGTTAACCAACCCCCCTTAAGTCCGCTATCATAAATCTTGGTTTTAGTTTCCGCGTCCTCTGGTACTGGATCAACAAAATCAAAAAACAAATCTTCATCAGGCCAATTCTTTAAATAGAACTCATTAATATACTGTACTAAGGATATCATTCTAGGTCTTATCACATCACGCTTATAGCGGATATCACTGGCTGTTTGCGTAGCCCGGTTTACGTCTTCAACTATCCCCAGATTTGCCTTAGAGGTATGATACATAGCTAAAATTTCATCTCTTAACCGGTCTTTAGAGCTAGCAAAATCAAGCTCTTTAACGCTTCCCCCTACTACCTCAGGCTTTAAACCCCTACCTAAAAAGGCTACCTTATGAGCGTTTTGTCGGCCCTGAAACTTAGATCGCCACATTTCCTGTAAACGCTCTGCCTGTTCTTTTCCTATTTCCTTATCAGTCGTAAAAAAGATATATGGTAAAGCTGAATTATAGAAAAAGGTGCGGTTCCAATCATCGCTAAAATCATCAATGTCTATGCTCATTGAGCCGGCCCTAACTCCCCCCATTCCCCGGTAAGCCGTAACCGGGTTATGATACTTAAGAAAAACCAAGTCCTCAGTTTTTATTATTACTTTATTAAACCCACCGCCCGGAGAATAAACATAATGAGAGATAAAGTTTTCCTTAGAAGGTTTAATGTCTACCCAATCAGGACGTAAAGGCCACAACTGCTCCGGTTTTTTATCTGTTCCTCTTAAAATAGCCCACGGCCCCTCTCCTACTAAATCTAAATAAATTTGTGTCAGCTCAAAAAACTGCTGACAAGTCATAAAATCATTTACATAAAAAAGAGTAGTTAAGGCCTCATGTTCATCTACTTTCTCTATTTCTAGCTTTTTCCCTTTATATATCTTTCTGTATAGTTTAAGTTCAATTTGCGACACTTCCCGGGCTATTTTACTAACCGCCGCATAAGTCCATTTTTTGTATGCTGTTAAGTATTCACTCGCCTTTTTCTCAGGTGGCACAGCCATATCAAAAACTGGCCCGGCCATATCAAAACCTGTTCTATCTGCCATATTTTTTATACCATGTAAAATTCAACATCTTGATCTCCCAAGTCAGCAAAGGCTAACATTAAAGCGTCCAGCTTATCGGGGGATCTTCCTAGACGTTTTTTCATGTCTTCCTTTGATTCTACCTTGATTCGCTTCCTACTGTCAAACCCATAACGTACCTCCTTAAGTTCTTGAATTAAATCCGGGTCGTTAGGAATGCTTATACTACTTTTACCATCCGGCCCCGGTTTAAATAAATCTTTTAAATACCACATCATTTGAGCCTTTAAATTAAAAAACTTAGTCGGTTCATCATCATCGCCCACCGGCTTAGCTCCTACGTTTACCCCGCTTACGCTGTACCCTTCTTCTTTTAACCGGTCATAAACCCCAGCCCCAATACCAATAACGTCAACCGCCGTTTTAATTGGTTCATCACTATCTATTAAACTCCTAGCCCAGCCCACAGTTTCCATTGTATCTTGCCTTTCCCGGGTATGTATTCCTAAACACACCCCACCATCCCGTAAACAATAAACAGTTTTATCCCGACCGAACCGGGCAACGTCAATCCCGGCCCGCCTTTCCCCGGGGCTTACTCCCTTTTGCTCTATTGCTTTATTAATCCAGTCCGGGGCAAACAAAGCGTTCTCGCTGGTACTATCCGGAAACTCACACTCATAAAATATTTTAAATTCTAAGGTAGTCATGTTATCTTTTGCCTCATTTATAAAATCTTCCGTAATTCTGCCTTCCACAATCCCTTGCTTATAATCAATACTAATTTTTTTATAGTTACTACTTTCAAAAGCCTTTGAAAAATGTCCCTTTTCAAATGGATTGCCAAGCTGTACTAGTTTCCCCCCTGTTCCGACCATCCTTAATATTTTCCCAAACATAACATCAGGAATTAAACAACTCTCATCTACCACGACAGTTGTTGCCCCAAACCCCATTAGGTTCTTAGCTTCTTTCTGTACCTCTCTTACATTGGCCGTTAGGATAAATACTTCACTTCCATTTCTGAACGTAATTCGCTTTTTGCTCTGTTCTTGTCTAAGCTTCTCTCTACTTCCCTCAAAATCTAACATTCCCTCAATCGTATAGTGGTCAAACAAATGCTTAATAATATTACCCATGATAATCTTGCTCTGTTCTAACCTCGGCCCCAGTACCAACACCTTTTCTCTTCTGGTTACTAACATTGATACCAAAGCCAATGCCGCTGTTTCAGATTTACCATACTGCGTATAAGCCTTAACTGCTACCCTTATAATTTCAGGATCATAAATAGCACTAAAAATCTCTTCTTGACCAGGAGTTAATTCAAATGGTTCGCCTCCATCATTTCTAAAGAGAGCCTTAACTGTTTTATATGGGTCTGTTATCCGGCTCATTGATAAGCTTTAAAATTCTTTCTAATTCTTTTTCCGGATCAATCACCTCAATCCTATTGGTATCTGCAAACTCATCCCTGGCCTTATTTCTTAAAATAAAGTCCGGTTTTGCTTTCTTAATATTTTTTCCCAAAAAAGCCGCATTGGCCTGCTTAATTAAATGGGAAAAATCCTTATCATCTTTCAAAATCCGCTTTAATGTCTTCTCATCTATCCCAAGAAAATCCTTTAACCTCATCAGCCAAAAGCCAGTTTCCATCACATATTTAACTGCCGCCACTCTCTGGCTTTCGCTTAACTCTATTTCAGGCCGTCCCTGGCCCCTCTTCTTGGATAGTGATTTTATAGTTTGTGTCATATAATTCTTTAATTAATTCTGCCAATTTGTCTTTTTCATATTCTCCTATTTCAAAAGTTAATTTATAACCTCCATCTACTTTGGGGCCATATATCTTTATTTTATCAACTAATAACTCTATCTGCATTTTTACCGCACCTCTCCCCTATCCCCTATCAAAGGTGTATCCCATATTCTGAGGCTAGAAGATAAATAAAATAGAGTAGGGGACTGCATAATTACCGTAAAAGGTATAAAAAGGTATCAATCGGAAGGACAACTAACCAAGGTTTTCTTTCCTCAAGACTGGCTCGCTTTATTAAAAGCCCATCAGAAGAAGATAACCAATCATATAGCTTTTTTGGTACATGCTTCCCAAACTTTACCTCAAGCCGGCCAAAACCATCTAAAATCAGGTCTTGCTCGTCTTTCTGCTTACCCCTTATTACTGTATGACCGGCGTCTTCCAGTAACTTCTTGGCGGTTAACTCCCCCCGGTTGCCTTTTTGTTTACTTTTTCTCCCGGGCATTTTGAATTTCCTTTATTAACTTTTTATAATCTTTTACACTAAGTTTAACGTCCCAATCTTTTACCGCCTTAGCCCGGTTGCCTTGGCCTTCCTTTTCCCTAACCGCTTGCCCCCCCAATCTATCCATATCACCCGGCTCTTGAATAACCGGCATTCCCAAGGCCCAAGCCGTCAATGTTTTATTATTACTTTTAAAACTAGCCCTTAAATCTCCGCTTGCTTCTGGCATTAAAACAGCGTCAGCCCCAATTATTTCCCGGTGTACATTCCGATAGTCATAAGTAACCTGTTTAATTTTTAAAGCCTGTTTGTACTTCTCACTTAGATCAACTCCTTTATCAGCTATTACCTTTAAACTTAATCCCTTCTCTATTAACTTATCAAAAGTTCTTTCTAGATAGTAAAAATTATGCGAATAACCAAACCAAGCCACCTCTTTTAAAACCGGGGAATGAACCTTTTTAAATTCTTGGTGTTCTTCTAAGTCTAGCCGGTCGGGAATACAAATAACCGGGATATGAGTAATTAATTTGCCAATATAATTAGCTAAAGCCGGCGTGCTAGTCGTTACTGCATCACACTCACTCATTAAACCAAAATAACTTCGCTTGCCCTCAAACCAGTCTGGATCACAAATATCAAATATCTTAATCCCCTCAAATTCTCTTATCATGCTCTCCCACCAGGCCTTTTGAAAAATCAAAACGTCATATTTCCGGCCTAACATATATTCCTCAGCTTCATCCCAATACTTAGCCACCCACCTTGCCCTTATCCGGCTACTACCCACAGTATCCACAGGCCGGTTAGCCACTTTTTCCATTGTGATAAATCCTACTTTCATTTATTTTTCTTCTCCTTATACCACTCCCAAACTATAACTAAAAATATTCCAATAAATAGTCCCAACAAACCAGACAAAAAATATGCCACGGGGATAGTGCCGCCACCATCAACACCGCCATTATTCCTAAGTAAAAGCACCGCCCCCGCACCAATACCAGGAGCAACAAAAGCACCTATCATTTCCACACCCCCACCTCTTTCAAAACTTCTACCCATTGCTTCTCAAAGTTTTGAAAATTAAATAATTCTTTGGCCGTCTTTTTACCTTCCTGTCCTATTTTTAAAGCTAACTCCGGCTCATCTAACACCAACCGCTTAATAAGCTCCGCCGTTCTCTGCGGATTATCCATTACCCGGGGATCAGTAATTTGGAATTTGCTAGTTAAAAACCCGTTTTTCCCATCTTCAATAAAAGTATCGGCGTCTTGATAAGGAGTACTAACTACACAACACCCGCTAAGCATAGCCTCTGTTCTGGCCCGGGGCCGGGGAGATTGCCAAGTCGGCATAAAAAATACTAAACTCCGTCCTAAAAAATCTTTGTATTCCTCTGGCGTTCTAAAATTAGTATCGTTACCTATCCAATAAAACGGCACTTTCATTTCTAATAACAACCTAGCTGTTGCGTGTAAAAATACCCGCCTATATGCTTTCTCCATTCCCCCCCTACCTAAAACAGTTACACAGCGAGGCTCTTTGGGCAAATCTTGCCAATCACTAGCCTCTAGCCCGTGGGTTACTGTCTTGCCCCAGCCCCATTGTTTGGCCGCCGTGTAAGAATTAACAATCATAAAGTTATCTCCCACCATTTTCTTCATTACCCGCACCACGTCAACCGACTCAATATGATCGTGGAAAGGCGTCATGTGATTTATCACTATTTTTGGAATATCTTGAATTTCTTTGTTTACCTCATAATACAGCCGGCCCTTAGCTAAGCGGGCTATTTTATTTATTTGCCCTTCTTCTGGATCATAAATTGCTTGCTGGTCTAAATGTAAAATAGCAAAGTCATATTTCCCCGGCTCATAATGGGTAACAAAGTTAACATTATCAGGCTGAGGCCGGGCCTCACTACTCCAACTCCTGTAAGGGTTAGTCAACAAATCATAGCTTTCTATAAAACTAAGCTTAGCCAAATTGTACTGATGTGAAGTATGCCAAGGCACACCAAACACCTTAAATTTATTCTTTGCCATACATTTTCCACAAAGTATATTTACTCTTAATAATTTGCTTTTTCTTACGGCTTTTATTTTTAGACCCAATTAAAGAAACCGCCTTAGCTTCTGGTATAACTTGAAAATAAAAACCATTAGCACCGAACCGGGTTCTTAAATCCTGACTAGCCCCGCCGTACCAGTCAATCCTTTCGTTAAACATTCCGCACCTTATTAATTCTTCTCGGGCTATAAAGCTAAAATTTTCTACAAATCCCTTTTCTACTTCATCTTTAAAACCAAAAAGCCAAGTTTTATCCTGAGCGTTATTAACAAACGCCCCAATCGCCCCCGGCTCTATTCCTATCCTCTCATCGCAAAACATTAAATAAACTCCCTCTGACTCAATTACTGCCCTATTGCGGGCTTCCGGCAAAGTATAATGCCCAGGATTAGAAAAACGAATATATTTAATTGGTACTGATACCTGTTCTCTAACCTTGTTTATTAAAAGCTCTACGCTTTCTTTACCCGAATCAGCCACAATAATCTCTTTATTCAAATATTTTTGATTTACAATCCGGGCGATACAATTTAAAAGCACTTCCGGCCGGTCATAAGTCGGCACAATAACAGAAACCAAAGGCTCTTTTTCCCCCAATACTTCATAATAAAGTTTACTTAACCGCCGGGCCATCTTTTGAGCCGGCCTATCTTTAACCGTCCACCAAGCTTTCTCTCTTATCTTTTCCCTTAACGGCCTATTTTCCATCAAATCCTTAAGTTCCTTTTTTAAATCTTCTGTATCTTCTGGATCTCCACCTCTAATTACCATATTTTCCCCGTTAAATAAATCCGGCACATGACCTACTGACCGAGTTAAAACCGGCACACCACAAGCCATACTCTCTAAAATAGGCATTGTCCCGCTTTCAAAACCGCTTATAGAATTACAAACATGAATAGCTGAATCATAATAAACCTGCCTTAGCTCATCATCGCTTATATTTTCCTTAAATATGGTATCCGGGTTAGCGGCCATTATTTGCTTAAAATAATCCATCTTACTAATCCGGCCCACCAAAACAAATTTATATCCCAATTCCTTGCAAACCTTAGCCACCGGTTCAACTCCCTTTTTGCCTTCAATCCGGGCCACTACCATATTTACCACCTTTTCCTTAGTGTACTCACCCGGGTTATATTCCCAATAACCTAAATCCATGCCCTGCGGAACCAAATTAGCATAAGGAATTTTAGCGTGCATATCCTCATTACTTACTATCACCCGTTTATAAATGTCTAACCACTTTTCCTCTTCTAAATCATAGGGGTTATGGTGGGACAATATCTTTCTTTTTTCGTTAAACTTTTGCGGGTGTAACTCTGCGAACTTAGCCCCGGAACGCCAATAACAAACATGAACCAAATCCGCCCAATCCCATAGTTTAGGTGTATTTTCTAGCTGGTCTAAATCCGGCCTCTTAGGGTGAAACGCCTGTATCTTAATATTAAAATGCGGGTTAAATTTCTTAATTGACTGACAAAGCCGGTCAATTGCCGATCCTTCTTTATCTACTAAGATTAAAATATTCATAGGTAGCCGTTATTTATAACAGTATAATATTGGTTTATCCCCGTGGTCAAGGGCTTGACCCACTTGCTCTACCCTTTTAAACATCTTTTTAAGCTGAGCTTCCGCGTTACGCTCTTTACTATTATCCTCAAAAATACACAATTCCCCGGTAGCTTCACCAAGCCATTCCGGTATTCCGATATGATAATTCATAGACAAAAAGAAAATGATATCTGCACAAATCGGTTTTTGTAGCTTCCTTAAATCCCGGTCAATAAAATTAATATCCCAATAGCCAAGCATATTACTAGCTAACTGAGCGGCCTTCACCGGTTGACCTCCACCTTCCCCGTTCATATCAATACCGGCCACACTTTCCGCCCCCCGCCTCTTAGCCTCCCGACAAAAGAAACCCCCGGCACAACCCAAATCAAAAACGTCCTTACCATTAAAGTCTATTTTGTCTAACCCCATCCACTTTACCCGTTCTTCATTCTTCCTAGGCCCGCCAGTTAAGCCCCATTCCGGCACATTATGATAATAAACCTTGCCATACCTAGCCCAATTTATATAAATAGCTTTAATCTTGTCTAAATAGTTATCTTCAAAATGAAAAGTATTAAAGTCCACCAACTTATCATCAATTACGTCATATCGGCTTACATCATCCTTTTCTGTTTCAAAACCAAAATCAACGCCCAGTTTTTTAACCCTATAATAAGGTTCAGCAAAAACCTCATGTTTATTCTCCGGGTGCTTACCCCGAACCTTTTCTATTATCTGAGCAAAATACTTCTGGCTTCCGTACTTAACCCCCACAATCTCAAAAACCCGGGGGGCTAAACCAAACATCCAAGCTATATTCTGTATTTTAGTAGCGTCCACCAGTTTTACGCTCATGTTCGGGTTATCTCCTACTGGCAAATCACCCCACAAAAAATCGCCCAACCCTTCAAAATCTTTTTGCGGATAAGCGTCAAATATTTTTAAGACAAGCGTGTTTCCCTGATAATCCTCAACAAAACAATGCTTTCCCCGTTTTTGTTCAAAATCTATAATTCGCATAAGCCCCACCCGTTATAGCCAAACTGCTCTGGCTTTAAATCTTTAACTGCTTTATGTATGTACTTAGGCAAATCTTCTACCCGGTATTCATAAGGACAACGTTCGTAACGACCTTTCATCATGTTAAGAAAAACCCGGAAAGCTTTTGCCTCTGTCCGGCCAAAAGTCCACTTTCCAAAATAGCGATTATAAGCCCGGCTAAATCTAACAAATTCTTTCCTAGTAAATTCCTTAGTTTTAAAAAAATAATCAAAGTTCCAGTAAGTAATTCCTGACTTCCACTCTTTTAATTGTTCACCCACCGGCATTTTATAACCCTCCACAACTTCTACCCCTGTTTGTTTTACCGCAAAACATAAATCAGTCAACTTGTTTTTATTTTTCCCTATCTTTATCCCCGGCTTATTCCTAAAGGCTATCGGCTGGCCGCCCTTCTGGTAGAACCTTTTCCCGTAGGTCATGCTCATTTTTTGGAAAGTAACCACATCACAATCCGCCGGGCAACGCCTAAAAGCACTCCGTATCTTTTCAAAATCTTTTTCGTGAATAAACTGATCTATATCTAATTTGATTACCCAGTCGCCGGTACATTGTTTAAGCCCGGCGTTTAAGTGTCTAGGTAATTCTATCCAATTCCACTCATCAGGCCAAGGCAAATTAACAAATTTAATTTTTTCATGTAAATTTTGTTTTAATTCCTTAGTAATCAGTTCGCCACCATTAACTATTATAACTTCATCTGCTAAGTCTAAATAACACCTCATAGCTTCTTGCCACCTATCTTGTCTTTCTATCGGGTTCGTTATCGTGGTTAAAATTGATAATTTCATTTATCCGGGGTAAAAACAACCTCTATCCTTCCTTCCCCACGAACAGGCATACTTTTTTCAATCCAAGGCTTCATACCATAATTTTCTTGCCGCTTGCCTTTAGTAAAATAAGTGAAAGTTTTAGGAATAAAATGTCTAACATGAGTGGGATCAGCGATACCCCCCTCACTCAACCCGTTAGGCACTATTATATAAAACTCGCCCCCGGGCTTTAATACCCGCCAACAATCATTCATCAAAGGAATTAAATTGTGTATATGCTCTAAAACATTATCGGCCATTAAAGCCTCACAACTATTATCACAAAAAGGCAAACTGGCCTTTTCTAAGTCGTGCTGTATAAACTCAACTCCTTTATATTTAATTCTGTATAGCTCAGAATAATCGTGCAAGTCTAAACCAACATTATATCCTTCCCGTATATCCGGCCCACAGCCAATATCTACTTTTAATTCCCCGCACTTCATTTAACTGCCTCCACCATATACCCAATATCAAAAATAACGCTATCCCCTTTTACGGGGTGCATTTTCTCAAGGGAATAAAACGCCCCCAAAGCGTCCCTGCCCAAGCTCGCTCTGCGGGGCGTTATATTCCACTTTGAAAATCTGGCTTCCTCCAAAAGCTTTTCAATCCCAGCCTTGGTATATCGCAAATAGTCTATTTCTTTCGGATTGTGAACCGGATAAATAGCAGGAAAAGAAATGTAGGCTTTACCGCCGCTCTTGCAAACCCTGCTGATATTTTTTATGGCTTGTACCGGATTCCAAATATATTCAAAAACTTCAAGACAAAAAACAGTATCAAATTTATGAAAACCATACCAGTCATTAAGCCACATTCTCAAATCCGTACCGCTTTTGTGAAAAAGGTTTAAATCAAAAACAATATCAGGAATAGCCCAATCACCCTCAGCATGAAACTTTGACTCGCCGTTATTATCCATAATCTCACACTGATTTACTTTCCAGCTTCTTGTCCTCCCCTCAATAGGGTTAGCACTACCGCCAATATCCAAAACCTTATCGGCTTTTACGTCAATAGTTTTAAGCCAATCTTCCAGTCGTTTTCTGTAAAAGCTTGCCATTTTTTTGTTGCAATTTAATAATTTCTTCTAGTTGTAACATTATCACCGCTATCGGTATCCCGACAACAGTACAAACTAAAATTAAAGCTACAATCCCGACTAACAATTCTCTAAAAAAGTTTCTCATTTTAGTACCTCCTTAAATAAATTATAATACTCATCGGCCATTCTTTGACACCCAAAATAATCTCTCCCGTTTTTCTTCCAAGCCTCTACAATTTCCGGCGTTCCTCCGCTCATGTCCGGCTCATAAAGCTGAAGCCCACAACACAACGCCTCTATATAGGTATTACTAAAACAATCCATATGATAAGTAGCCAATAATTTATGACAACCCCGGTAAATCTGGGCCATTTCCTCTGCTGTTTGGGCTATGCCATAATATTCCCAATTCTCCCCCTGAAAAAAATCAAAGTCCCCGGCCCTTAAATCATCACTAAACCGACCTACTATGACTAACTTTGCTTCCTTTTGTTCCCTTTGGATATACTGATATTTATACCAAGCCCTAATCCACTCTTTACTTTCATCCCGGCTAAACCGGCTATATAAATAAGTAGGAGTAGCCCCAAAGTCTTTAATCCGCCCACTATCTTTAAATATATCTAAGTCAACGCCGTTATGTATTATCGGCCCATTAAAACCTAAAAACGGAGATAAATAATCCCAAGACCACCTAGACTGATAAAGTACAACATCAGAATTAAAAGCAAAATCTTTCATCCTACTCATTCCACTATTCCTGTTACGGCTATTCCTCAAAGCGTTATCTACCCTTAAAATTACTTTCTTACAGCCCTTTTTTAGCAGTTGGAAATCCTCTCTGCTAATCATACTGGCGGAAGGAACAAGAGCCACATCGGCCAAGCCTTCACTTATTTTATAAGCCTCACCCGGATCAACAAACTCAACCCTATCACCTAAGCCCTTAACTAAGTTATCTATAAAACTCCACCCCCCGCCCAAACTTTGCCGGCTCCGGTTAGCTATTAACAGCCTAATTTTTTTATCCCCGTATAAATTACTTTTTGTTAGCCCCATTGTTCCTCCCTCCATAACTATCTGTTGACTTATGACATTTATGGCAAAGCGTCATCCCGTTACTAACTTTAAATCTCAAACTAGGCCACTTTGCCCAGCTTTTGACATGGTGCGGTTCAAGCCTGCCGCCAACCACACCACACATTTGACAAGTATAATTATCTCTTTTAAAAACTTCTTCCCTCCACTTTCTCCAATCCCCCTTTCTCTTATCTTTTTCATTACTATAACCGCCCCTCCACATCCAATTTTTATCCCCAGTTCTTCCCTCCGCCATTACCCTCACCCTTTTGCTTGTTTCTTTGGTAAGGCCCTTATTCCATGGAGTTTTCCCAGTTCTCGGCGGTGGCTTCACATTACTATTTTTTAACCACAGCCCCCGGCACTTGTTTGAACAAAAACGAGCCTTTTCTATACGGCAAAGATACACGCTAAATTCCCTCCCGCAAATTTCGCATTTTTTTAAAAAAAGTTTCAAGTTTTTCCCATTGACCATATTTATCTATCTCCCAACTATGACCAAAAATATTATAACATTCCACCCTTGGAAAATCAAAAGATAGAGCATAATCAAGCCAATCTTTACCACCATATTCCTTTCGGTTATATCCCACATGAACAGTAGTAGAAATTTCAAAATTATTCTGCTTATCAATTGCCTTCACTTCCCCAACCTTCGTTGTTCTCGCGTACTTAAACCCGGCCCTTCTAACAAAGCCAATCACCTTTTCATTGTACCGGCCCCGTGGGTAACAAAACCATTCTGTTTTTTCCCCGCCCAGTTTATCTTTAACTTGTGCGTCTAAAACAACCTTGGCACTCGCCAACTGCCGCCTAAGCATACTTGCCCGCAAGAGCTTTAAATCTTGGGGGTGGTCTATTGTATGCCCGCCAATTTCAAAGCCTTTATACATTTCTAAATTCTTAAACCCCCAGCTATCAACCGGCACAAAAAATATTCCCGGTAATTCATACCGCCTTAATAAACTTATTACTTTTAAATCTTGTTCGTGGCCGTCATCCCACGAGGTCAAAATCTTCATGTTCTTATTCCTTTCTTTGTTAAATTATGACAATCACAACATAAAGTAACTCCATTATTAACAATGTATCTTAAATTCGGATAATTAACCCATTCTTTTATATGATGAGCTTCTAAATAACATCCACGCAACCCACAAAACTGACAAGTCCAGTTATCTCTTGTAAATACAGCCATTCTCCATTTTTTATACCTTAAGCTATTTACTGGTCTTTGATCTCTTGAAACCCCGCCCCTCCAATTAGGATTCTTTTCTCCTGTTATATCTAACCTAGGTTTTCCCTTATTAGTCGGGCTAACTCCCTTTCTACTAGGCGGTATATTTTTACCTTCAGCACATAATTTTTTATGTGCTTCACTTAATTTCTTTTTATATGGAAGCTTCTTTCCTTTCCAATAACCAATTGAGCCCTTAATAAATCGTCCACCTTTATCTCTTTTTATCTTCATTTTTCATCATCATCAAACCACTTTTTAACCCATCAAAGTTACTACCGAGCAATTTTAAAGCAAGGCCGTTATTAGCAACCGAGCTTCTTATCTCTTTTTTAGAGGGGGCATACTTAACTTTACCAACATTAAATAAAGGCACTAAATCATTTATGCTCGTACCCTTGCCAGTCCCTACATCAAAAGGTTTACTAAATAACGTCTTTTCTGAACTAACAGCACAAATATCTAAAATACTCACTATGTCGTCAATGTAAACAAAATCACGGGTAGCCCGGCCGTCCCCATAAATAGTAAAGGTATCAAGCTCATCACAGCCCATTAATTTACTAATCACTCCGGCATAAGCCGGGTTTTGCCCGTTACCATAAATATTAAAAAACCTAGGTCGCACAATCTCTATCTGGTCTTTGTAGCACTCTAACCAGTTTTCGGCCATTAGCTTGGTAGCCCCGTAAGGAGTAAGGGGATTGCCATAAACCGCCGCAGAAGAAGCAAAAACAAAACGCTTAACCCCGGCTCTAATAGCCCTATCTAAAAGCAAGCAAGTTATATCAAAATTATTAAACCGGTATTCAGATGGTTTTCCCCAAGACTCATCACCAGAGATAAAAGCGGCTAAATGAATTATAGTATCAACCCCCTGTAAAACCTTTTCCCCTAATTCCCCGGCCTCTTTATGCCCCCTTTCTAGTTTTTTATCACAACAAATTATTTCAGCGTCTAGCTTGGTTTTTTCTCTAAAGTGAGTACCAACAAATCCATGAGAGCCGGTAAGTAAAATTCTCATTTTAAGCCCAAGGGCAATAATCCCTCCTGAACCTATAATCACACTTAACACAGCGACCACCACCAAAATCTCCGCTATAAGTGGGCAAAATATTGCCCCCACATTTTGGGCATTCTTTATCAGTCCACACCCGGTATTTACTTTTTATTTTTTTTAGTAAGTTCTTCATTTGTTTTATCTACACACCGCATAATACTAGGCTTATAGCCCGCCTTCTCAGTATCTACAATAATTGCCTTGATATCTTTAGGAAAACATTTGCCCCCGTAACCCCGGGCCTTGGGGAAAACCGCCGTGTGCATTCTTTCTACTCTTTCGTCAGCGGCCCAAATCTCCCTTAAGGTGTTATAGTCAACGCCGTGAGCCTTGGCTATGTCGTACCATTCATTACAAAAGGTTACTTTCATAGCCCCCCAAGAATTCTCCATATATTTACAAAGGGCCGCCGTTTTTAAATCTACTTGATGAAACTGAACATGAGGCCCCATCTTTTTAATAAAGATATCTATACAAGCGGAAGTGTCTTTAGGCTCACCGCCGAATACTTGGAAACTGTGCATTTTCATTTCTGTTGGGTGGGGATATTTCCAAAAAGGCACAAAGTAATTTCCCTCACCTAAATACTCCGGGCTAACTACCAACCGGGCCTTATATTTTTTCTGTATCCTGTCCGCTTCACTAGGCACAACGGCTGATTTAACCATAATTAAAAGGTTAAGGTTAAGCTCAGTTAACCACTTCACGCTATCCTCAACAATACTAAAATCACCGGTCATTCCGTCTTTACTCGTATTAGTAGGCACGCTGACTATAACTAAATCTAAGTCTTTAAAATCTTCTTTTTCCCTATCAACTAAAAAAGTCCCATCATCGTCTTCACAAAACGGATCATAAATGGCCCTAACCCAATCACCCAAAAACTTGTGCATTCCTTTACCTACATAACCATATCCGACAATTCCTATTTTAAACATTGGTAGCCTCCTGTAAACATTAATAAATTCATAATATCATAACTCCGACTTTTTTACACGCTCCCATAAAAAATAAACCAGCGTATATTTCATTCCCGGCCTAAACCTGTCATTAAAAGTTTCCTCACAAACCTTTTCTCTAATATCATATAGTTTCTTTTTGTCCTTATTTTCAACCTTTATCAGTTTGCCGGTAAAATACTTTTTAGGCACTCCGACATAAAGGCTCGGGTTCTTTAGCCCCAGCTTGTAACCGGTAAACAAAGTCTTTGCTTTATAGGTATTCATTTATTCCTCCACAAATAATCATTAAGCTCTTGGTAAAATCTCTCATTCCTGTCTGGCAGTAAACCCCTAAATCTTGAAAACTTTTTAGAGTAGCGGTATTCCCCATTATAATTAAACTCATCTAAAACCGGCTCTATTATCCCCCCCGGAACCTTTAAAAAAATATGACTCGTCCACCTATCACCAATCATTCTTTTTAATCTCTGAGGAATATTAGTTTTTGACCATTGAATTTTACACTCCATCAAAATCGCTTTTACCCCAAATTGCTCAAGATACGCCTTAATAATTAAGGACTTCTGATAACAAGCAAAGTCTGTCCCCGATACTACTATCGGCAAATCTTTTACTTTCTTTATTAAATCATTTAGCCTCATGGTAAGTAGAAAAAGAAACGACATCATGAATATCAGGCTTATCGGCAATTAACATTACCAGCCTATCTATCCCCATCCCCACCCCACTTGCCGGGGGCATTCCCATTCTGATAGCGTGATCAAATTGTTCATCCATTTTTAATTGTCGGCCCGACCTCTGTAAAAATAAATCAAAAGCTTCTTTCTGTTTTGTCGGATCGTTTAATTCAGAATAGCAATTGGTTAACTCCATGCCATTTACAAAAGTCTCAAACCTTTCTAACACACCTGGCTCACCCCTTTTTTCTTTTGCCATGGTAATGTCGTAACACATAACAGTTGCGTCTTTTGGGTGATCTATAACATGAGAAGGATTAACAATTTTATCGCCTATTAACCTATCAAATAGCTTAATAATAATGTTCCCACTAGAAGGCTGTTTACTTATGCCATACTTTTTACCAACAGCGACTAACTGTTCTAAACTTAAAGTATAAACATCTTTCCCCACAGCCTTTTTAAGTTCGTTTCTCATGGAAACCCGGGGCCAAGGCGGAGTAAAGTCTAAATCTTTTCCCTGATACTTTATTTTTAATCCCCCCTTAGTATTCATTAAAATATAAACTACCAATTTCTCGGTAAAATCCATCATAAAATTATAGTCAACGCCGGCCATATAATACTCAGTTTCCAAAAACTCCATCAAGTGAGTTCTGTCCGGGATCTCATCTCTAAACAACTTTCCGATTGTGTACACCTTGGGGAAACCCCCAACTAAAAGCCTCTTAAGATACAGTTCAGGAGAAGAAGCGAGTGAAAACCTTTTACCCGAAGTCTTTGCCTCGGTAAACATGGGGACAGCGGTTGACTCTCCCTGGTGGGGGTGAAGAACAGGACAATCTATCTCAATAAAATCATTAATATTAAAAAAGTTTCTAAGCAAAAGAAGCACCCTGGCCCTTAAAATTAAAGCTTCTTTTAAGCCCCCGGTAGCAACCGCCACATGGCGATATTTAAGTTTATCTAGCGATTTTAATTTATCATCAATCGGAAGGGTAGCCTTAGTCAAAATCTTTAACTTCCCATTTTCTAACCCAACCCAATCACCAATATCTAATAAACTAGATAATTTTTGTTCTTCCTCTAACAAAGTATGAATATAACCAGCAAAGCTTATCTTGCCGTTTTCTATCTTTGTTACCCGGCCATACAAAAGAGGGGCAGTGTACTCATAACAAGAATGACCCATTTTTTTCAGTTCTTTAATTTTATCTTTCATTTTTCTCCTTTTTAATTTTTAAGTTGTCCTTTCTCTGCTTGATGGTTTTATGTAATTGTCGTAGGGCCACTATTTCAACCAAAGTATAAGTATCAACCAATCCTATTTTTAGCTCTATCTCTTTTAAACACCACTCTAGTGTCTCTTGTTGGGTTTGGGTGATGAGGTTGTCTATCTTTTTGGAATAGTCCTTAACAACCTTGTCGTAATTTTTCTCTTGTTGAAGTCTGTTAAATTCCTCAGACTTAAAAGCGTCTCCGCCCATAGCTACATCAAAACCAAGTTGCATTATTTCCTCTACCCATTTATTAGTCTTTGGTTTGTTTGTCATAATTTCTCCTTTTTCTGCTTGATGGTTTGAATTAAGTATTCTGGGGTGGGGTTAAAACATATAATAAATATTAATTAATATCTTTTTAATTAAATTGTTTTCTACCCCCAACTCAAGTAATAAATTTTCAAGTTTTAATAATTTGTTTTTTTTAATTAAAATGTCAAACTCGTGCTTGTTTATTTTCTTCTCTTTCTCTACCCATTTATTAGTCTTTGGTTTCTTGTTAGGCATCTATTTATTCTCCTTGTCTAGTTTTTTAATTTCTCTTGCCATGTGTTTTGCCGTGACCCCATACCACACTTGTTCCTTTTTGTCCCAAAGCACAAAGGGTGTTAATTTAGCCATCCTATCCCCTTCCTCTGTTAGTAGGTCTTGGATGAATGATTTATGTTCTCTCCACAGGACAGTTCCCTTAAAAAGCCTGTCGTATTTTCCCTCCCATCCTTTCTTTTGTTTATCTTTGGTCTTAGGCGTCATTTGATAATTAAATTAGTAACTAAGTAAACCCATATGAGAGAAAGGCCAAGTGATAGTAAGACTAAAATTAAAATATCCACAAGTTTTAATTTCATTTGTCTTTGTCAAAAATTAAACCCCACCAAACATGTTTCTCTACGAGTTCATTTACTGTCATTGTCATTGTTTCAAAACTACGGCCCTTTCTTCTGGTAACTATAAGGACACTCTTTAGCGGCCCGCTTACCAAAACATTACCAACCTTAAGTTTTCTTTTATCCGGCTTCTCCCTTGAAGGCTTCATTTGTTACCCTTTTTATCAATTAAAAACCTAACAACAATTTTTTTAACCAATACTACCAACTCATAAAATCCGTAAAAAACAAAAAACCCTATCGCCGCCCCCACTACTGCATAGCCTATTATCATCGCCACCCAATCATTAGCTAGCCAAAAACCCTCCCAAAACGGGGTATCTACACTTTTTAAGATATGAACATAATCAGTAGGAATAGGTTGTAACATTAAAGCACCTCATATTTAACTTTTAATATTCCTTTACTAACCGGGGCCAAGGCTTCAAAAGCCGCTTTGCTTAAATCAAATTCCCGGCCCGCTATAAATGGCCCCCGGTCATTTACCACAACTTCAACGCTTTTAACGCCATAAGTGAGCCTAACCCTAGTCCCAAAAGAAAGTAAGCGGTGAGCAGTTGTAAATGCTCTGCAATCGTATATATCTCCGTTGGCTGTTTTGTTACCTTCAAAGCCCTCACAATAGTAAGAAACCAGCCCCGTCTTACTCTCCGCCACCTTTTGAGTAGGGGTAGCCGTTGGCTGGGGGTATACCCCAACGACCGGCCGGATAAGTTCTCTAGTTTCCCCGCCGTTTTTAAAACTAACATAAAGTATTACTCCTGCTATTAAAATTATAATAATGCTTATCCACCGAGAAAACAGGAGGGCGGACAAGTAAGCCGACCCCCCTGTCGTCACGGGGGACAAGCCCCCGCCGGTTTTACTTCTTTGCTTTCTCATTTTCCTTTTCTAAACCTTCTATAAATTCCTCATCCTCAGAAGATAAACCCTCATCTTCAAAAGGATCATCACCAGTAAACAAGGCTTCAAGGTTTACTTTCTTTTCCATAAATTCTTGGGCTATCTCTTTCTCTAGCGGTTTATGAGGCTTCGGGTTAACGTGATAATTTACGTCCTTAGCTTCTGCCCCGGTCTTTTCTTTAACTACCTTAATATCGTAGCCGTTAGGATTGCCCCAATCCTCATCCTCAAAGAGAGCCTTTAAAGAAACCATAATAGAGCGTTGAGTAACTTCGTAAACCTGCACGCTTTCAGCCTTGCGGTTCCAAATTACCATCGCCCAAAAATGTTTCGGTCTTTTCATACCTTCCCACTTTTTAACTTCTGCCGGGAGTTCATCGTAGGTTTTAACTCTGATAGGCTTACGCTTACCTTCGCTATCATCTACCCAATATTCCCAGCCCACAACAACATTACTTAAAATGCGAATAACATTATCGCCTTCTTCAAGTTTTAAGTAATTCCCCGCCCCGGCGGGCATTTCATAGTCTTTTGGTAAAACATTCATTTTTGTTTATCCTTTTTTAAATAATTAAATTTATAATACTTTTGACTTTTCCCTAAGATAATCACTAAGTTCGCTTAGCTTCCCTACCACCTCATTTATAACTAAACCAGCCTCGCGACTAGCAACATGAGGGGCCGGTAACTTATCAATTAAGCCGGCATACTCAATCAGCTTTACTTTATCGGGAGCTAACAAAGCCCGGCGTTTATCTTCTTCCTCAGCCTTAGCCTTAGCCTCTCTTGCCTCTAATTCCTCCCTTTCTTTTTTCTCTTTAAGTTCTTTCTCTGCTCTTAATTTGGCCTCTGCTTCTTCTCTTTTCTTTTGTTCGGCCAGCAATTTTTTTTCATTAGCTTTTCTTTCTATCTCTAATTTCCTTTCCTTTTCCTCTGCCGCCTTTTTAAGCTGTTCATTTTCGGCCCTTATTCTTTCTCTTTCCTCTCTTTCCTCTCTTTCTTTAGCTAACCGGTCAGCTTCTGCTTTCTTTTCCGCCGCTTCTTTTGCCTCATAAGCTGTTTTAGAAGATTTTAAAAGTTCCTCAAAAGCTTCATCAGTCATTTCTTTTAAATTATAAAAACTTACGTCCTCAACATACCGGGAAAGCTTAGTAACCCTCTCTGAGTTTATTTTTTCTTCCCGTTCTAGTTTTTTAAATTCAGCATATTTTTCTTGCTTCTCTAAGTGTTCTTCAATCGGCACAATTAAAGCTTTAATCAAATTCCCCACCCCATCAATCGCCCGGCCTTCTCTTAAAGCCTGTGCCTTAAGTTCAATCCGGGTTTTATCAGTTTCTACTCGTACCTTTTTTAACTGCAACCTAATTGTTCGGGCCTTATCCATTAAAGCCACTTGAGTTTCATCCGTAACTTTTATGGCCTTAGCAACTTCCGTCAACTGTTTAGCTTCGTTAAAGTAACCAGCAAAACTTTGTAAAAGAGTTTCAACCTTGCTCGGCTGTAAACCACTTTCCTTAACTACTAACACTAACTGATTTTCTTCTTTATTTGTCATTTTTAATATCCTTGGCAAAACTAATAATATTCATAAAAGCCATAGAAGCCTCAGCCAACTTTTCCGTTACTGCTCCCATGTCTTTATCTTCAAGCCCTAGATTTTTGTCGGTATCTCTAACCTTTTTAAAATCACTCCACAAAGCATTCATATAAGTTTGTAGCGTGATCATCTTCTGGCCGCTAATCATTTTTCCTCCCGCTTACAGCTCATACAAGCCTTACAAATTTTATTCCCTTCCTCCCAGCACACTATTTCCCTACTACCACAATCCGGGCATTTATAAGGACTTTCCCGGTTATTGTCCTTTAGGATTTTTCCTTGCATTTACTTGTCCTTTAACGTTTAACATACCTTTATATTAAAGGAATGATATTATAATGTCAACTAGATAAATATTCCTCACCTACCGTCATTTTTGCCCTGATATAGTTTGATAGCTCGCCGAATTATTTCGCTCATACTTAAATTACTTTTAAAAGCTTCTGCCCTTAACCACCCATGCGTTTCCCGGTTTAAATATACAGGTACAGCCACCCGGTCATTCTTCTTTACTCCTTTAAACATCATATAACTATAATAGTAGTATATAACTAATCAGAAAGCAAATCATCCCTAAGCTTTTTAAACATCGCCGCCGTTTTTTCTCTATTACCTTCTATTTCACCATGACACCTCTGGCACAAACCAACCCATTGCTGATAATCCCACAACAACTCAAACCTATTCCTATACCAAACTCTATTATGCCTATGAGCGGGGGCTAAACCAAAAGTGCCGCCACAATTCTCACAATACCTAATATCTTTATCCCGGGCTATCTCTGCTATTTTCTTCCGGGCTTTTATATTTATCCTACCTATTTTGCCTATTCTCCTTACCATGATAATTGTTCCGCCTTTTTTACTAGTAAGCTAACTTTCTCATCTTCCTCTCTTTTCCTTTTCCGCCATTCCAATATCCGCTCTTGTATTTCCTTGATAGTTTTTGGTTTGGGTTTAGCTTTAAACATATTTCCTTCCACTAGAACGGTAAGTCCCCCCTGGGTAATCAGTAGTTTAAACCGGTTTTCTCTCCGACTACTTAAGCTTGTTACCTGTCCCAAAACTCCCCCTTAGGAGAGAGAGGGGCCGCCCCATAACGCTAGAGGGTGCTGGCCGCACATCTTTGAAAGACATTTCCTCCGTCCGGGAATGCTGTCCCGGCTCATCAGGCTTTAGTTTGTGAGACTTTTCTGTGTGCCGACCTCTCACAACTTGGCCCCCCGGTCGGCTTATAACTTGGATAGACACTAAAAAGCCCCCACGACCAGTACTTCGTGAGGGCTTAGAAAAATTGTACTGGCAAACATAAACCAATTCTAGGGGTAAGTTCTTTTTTTGTAAACTATATCTTTCTATAACGGCTGACCATTATCCCTAACCTTAAGCCCTTTTAGCAGTTCCCGTTGTTCGGGATCTTGTAAAGCCAGCTCTAAAGCGGCTAACATTAATTCAGTAATTTCTTCCGTTGAGCTTAACCATTCAAGGTGTAAATTCTCCGGATCAGTTTGTACTAAAGTTCCTTCTTTGTTCACAAATAATAATACTCCCGGTAAATATGCAATTTCACCCCCTACCAGAGAAGGCAATAAATGCGGGTTAAATTTAGCTACTAAAAAAAGTTCCTTTCCGTTTAATAAACAAGCTTCTGTTCTCATTTGCAATACTATAATATTACTGCTAAACTATATTTAAAGGGTATAGCTGACCGCACATCTGGGGACAACCCGGCAGAGTCCGGCTCACTAGGTTTAATACTTGAGTAACACCCAGGATACCCTTACCCCTAAAGATTAAAAGCCCCCCGTACTTTTTCAGTCATTCCTACATAATCTAACCACGCCCTTAAATACACCGCTTCTTGTACTTCTAAAGCGGTATCAAGTTCTAAAAAGGGGGTCATTTTTCTTTTATCAGGCCAGAGCAAAACAGACTGTCCCCCCGGCTCACCAGTTACCCCGTGATTAGCAATAGCCCACTCATCCTCTAGTTTATAACAGCCCCCGCGGATATAGGTGTTATCTCTTAAAGTCGGCCCGGTTCCGTCAAAAACGTGTTCAGCCGTTCCCCAATGCCGGTGAAAGGCCATAACTATATCTGCTTGCATTCCTAGCCTTAGCCGGTTCATTTGCTTAGTGCTGTGAGTGTGATTAAAATTACTTTCAAACGGGCCGGTCTTATGGTAAACCGCTATTTTATAAACCTGTTCGCCTACCCAAAGACTTAATATTCCTCCGTTTTGTAACACCGGGTAATTCCTGCCCTCAAAACAATGCAAGAGGGCATTAACATCTTGTCCTGCTTTTTTATACGTCCAGCCTTCATGACAGGGGGAAGGAATAGCCGCTAAAATTTTTCCCTTAGCGTTTAAGTCCATTAATATTTTCCTTACCATTAAAACTTGCTCTTGGGGCGGTATTGCATTCCTCAACATAACGTCCGGTAGCATTCCCGGTATTCCGTTGTCAATTAAATTACCGCCCAAAATTAAACCAGCCCCGGCGGTAGCTTTAACCTTTTCTAAATCTGCTAATAATTTATCGTGATCTGTCCCCACCGCTCCAAAATGCCAATCCCCGGAAGCAATAGGTAAAACCGGGAAGCCGGTATCTATTTTAACTTCCGCCGCTTCTTGAGTATAGGCCGCTTCTTTCTTTACTTTTTGCCGGGCGTGGATAGCCTCCATTATAGTATCCTGAGAAACATCAGGTATTCGGGTATCTATAAAATCAGGAGTAAAAAACGTCCAAGGATTTTTACCATCTTCTCCAGCCAAGCCCTCTAGCTGTTGTTCTAAGTCCCTCCACACTTCCGGTGGTGCTACCGGATTAAATCTATTTTCGTTTCCCATCTTCGGCCTCCTTTTTTTTAAAAAGTTTTAACTTATTAGCAATTTGCCCTTCTTCTTGAGTACTATAACGCCTAAAATTTCTTAAAGCTAAAACCAACAAAAAGGCACAAACTATCCCAAAACAAGATAAAATTTCACTTCTCCTGTCTTCAACTAAAGCCGCCCAAATTCGCAAAAGACTAACAGCACAAAGAGTATATAAAACATTCCTTAAAGACCTCACTATCGGGGTCTTTTTCATCCGATTAAACCCCCAATTGTAAAGATGAGCTAAAACCGCACTTTCCAAAGATAGCCAAATGTAGGTAAAAACTTCTAGCAATCGTAAAAATGTCATAGCTCATCATATCTTTGGTATTAAGCCGGGAATTTGAAAAACCTTTTCGGCCCCGGCTAGAACAATAAGAGCCGCAAATGCTAACATGATTATTCGCCAAAACCATTTAAAAGTTTTAACAAGTTCTTTATTCCCGCCTATCATTTCCTTTAATGCCCCGGTATGTAATACGTTATTATCATTTAAAGTTTCTAAAGCACCTTTAACTTCCGTCATGGCGACAGTATTGGCTTTCACAACATTTATCCATAGCTCAACGGCCCGGTCTTTAGAAATACGTTCTGTCATTAAAACCTAGTCAAACCTTTAATAAGCCAGCCGATATCTTCTTTTTTACCCCACAAGTGGATAGCCTTATCAACTATTCTTAAAAGAAGTGTTTGAACGGCCGCCTTATCAATCTCCCCGCCCTGAACAAGTATAGAGAAAACACCTATCACAAACCACCGGCTAACTTCTAGTAAACGATCTTGCCATACTTTAGGCATATTTTCCCATAGATTTTTTAGTTTTTGTTTCATATTTTTTTTATAACTTATAACTTACAAATCTCTGCTATTTGCTTTAAACGCTCTTTTAACCCTTGGCACTCTGCCTTACTTTCTGCTAATTCACCTTTAATCTTCAAATAATCCGTGGGTTGGGTTAAATATTGGGGCTTGGGAGGCTTCCATTCTACCCCCATAAAACTCAAATAACCTCTAGCCACGCCTTTTGCAATATCATATAAGCCTTTTTCTGTTGATAGTATCTTTCTGTCCTCTACCCTGTCTATGAAACCGCACTCAATTAAACAGGCCAAGGGTTTAGTATCATGCACAAAACCAAGTCTTCCCCAAACATTGGCGGTTTTCTCATCTTTTACTCCCCTTGATTTGCTCATTCCGCTTTCCGCATTGATAGCGTCAACTAAGAAAAGAGCAAACTTTTTAGACTCATCAGAGTTTCTATAATACCAGCCCTCCGCACCAAGTCCTCCACCAGCGTTGATATGTACTTCACAACAGCTTTCAATCTGGTCTTTTCTGTCATTTATCCATTTAATAGTACCTCTCAAATCTAATTCAATAGGGGGATTAAGAACCCCCACTCCATGACTTCTCATAATCTCAGAAGCATAAGCTACTATTTTTTCTACTAAGTCCCTTTCTACTAGGCCATCCCCAACAGCCCCGGGGTCATTTATATTGTGTCCTGCAGATAAAGCTATTGTTTTCATTTTAAATAGTATTTGGCAATATAATTCCAGTTAAAATATTATTACTTGAAGCGTCTAAATTTGCAGTATCTGTTCCGGTCTGTGCCTTCATTTGGGCTGTATAAGTTTTGCCTGCCGTAGCCAGTGACGGCACAACCGCCACCGCCGTCCTCATAAACCTGGTAGTATCTGCTATCCTAAACCTGACCTCTCCATAATCAGTAGCACCATCAGTTATCTTTAACCAAAAATCAGCGTTCCCAGTAGTCATATAACCAGATATATTCAAAATTAAAAGTACACTAGAAGCAACGCTAGGAGCAATGGCAACAGCCAATCCCAAAGAAGCATAGCTTGTAGTTAAACCAACGCTGGCAGTTGGAGCCGCATCACTTGTTTGATAAACAGGTCTTTGTTGAAAAACAACACCACTTAGTCCACTATCACCAATTTCAAGCTGATTTGAAGCATTTACTTTAGCAATATTTCTAGCTGTACCACCACTATCCTTACCACAATAAGCCTTGGCATTATCTAGTAAAAGTCCTTGAGCCGCATGGCTATCATAAGCTTGATCATTAGCTGTCATGTTATCCAGCTTTGCCTCAGTTAGAATATCTCCCGCCGTCCAAGTAACCGATGTGTAAGTTGTTGCTCCTAAGTCAGCCATTTTTTATCTCCTCCACTAAATAACCAGAGTTTGGGCGATTAAACTCACGCCTGCTTAGCATGAGCTGTATTTGCCCTGGAGGAAGGGTAGCCGAATCCCTAGCGTCGCGTGTATCGTTTCCGCAAAAACATTCAAAACCTAGTTTACCATCAATAGGGGAGATTTGCGGAGTTCTTGCCCCTACCCATTTCCCTGACGGTATTCTTTCTTCTTTTTCAATTTGAACTGTCTGCCCTTTTTTATCAGTTTTAACTTGACCTTTTTTCTTCCCGCTTTTATAAGTATCAGGAACTTTAGATCGTCTTACAACTGTTATTGACTGGGCATAATTATAATAATGCATATCACACCAATCCGTCAAATTTTTATCCCTAGCCGCTACATAAGCCACCACCGCTCCACAGTCCGCACACCTTATTAAATACTTTTTATAACCCGGCTTATCCGCCCGGGGGCATTTAATGTGTCCTAGTTTCTTTTTGTATGCTTCTCGCTCTTTAGCGTTCATGGTGGCAAACAATTTCTTGGCGTCATTCACTTTACCTATACACTCACAATCAAATCTATCAACCGGGAAAAAAGAATATATCTCAACCTTGCCGCCCCTTTCTCTCAAATTCAAAAACATTTGATTACTAACCCTACCTTTTGACTTAGCTAGCTCTGGTCTTATCATTATATTATTATCTAATTTCCTAACCGATAAAGCAAGGCACTTTTAACTCCTATATCTTTTTCTAACTTAAACTTTCCTTTTAGGGCTTCTTTTATTTTTTCTTTTTCTTCTTTTTCTTTGATTGATTTAATTTGATGCCTTTTGGTGTGCTTTTCTTTATCAGCCTTAATATCTATATCACTACTATATAAGAATATATCAATTAAAGTCTTTTGCCTCCCGTCAATCTCTTTATAATAGCCGTTCATATACCCGTGAATAGTTTCCCCGGTTTTTTCCAACATTAATTTATACCCCGTTTGCTTTTCTATTTCTTTGGCCGCTTCTCCTAGCTCAACTTGCCCGTCAAAAACAATAGTGTCGTATAGTTTAGCTTGCATATCTCATTACTACCCGGCTAGTGTAAATATCACAATAATCTACTCCGGGTGTTCCTCCTACTATTTTATACTGCAAAAAACATAATTTACTACCGCTTGGCTTAGTCATAGCCCCAGACCTGAAAACTGTACTTGTAGATGAAGTGGTAGAAGCCACAGAGCCGGCAATAGCCCCAGCGTCAGTAGAATTATAAAGCTGAAAAGAAGCAGTCCCCGCTCCCGTTTTCCCGGTAATTTC